CTGTAAGCGTTGAAGCTGAGACAGTTGAGACAACCAATGTCGTAGTCAGTGTAACACCCACTCAAACTTTACAAAGTCAAATAAATGTATCAGTCTCAACAGATGCATCAGCTACAGAGACAGAACAAACTGTAGCCAATGTCATAGCCCAAAACTTACAAGCTGCTCAAGATGATGTTGAAGCTAAACAAGAAGAGACGGGTGAGTATGGGTCAGAGAATACTATCATAGCTTACATGGGGTTTGTACCTAACTTTAATAACTATAGATTAGTTACAGTGCCCGACCAAGAAACATGGTACGAACCTAAAGATATTTACGCTAACAATATGTTGGCAGATAACATCGAAGGATTTTATCAAATGGCGGGACAGAGTTTAAACACTCTCTCTCAAATGAAAGAACTACAACCTAACTTATAGGAGAACATTATGAATTGGTTTGAAAATAAAACAACACAGCTTATAGCATTAGCCGGGATTGTTACAACCCTTGCAGGGTTTGGATACACAGGAGCTACCTATGTTAATAGGATAGATAATCTAGAAGCACAGATAGGTGGTATCGGGGATACTGAATCAGCACAAAAGATAATTGAAGAAAGGTTTGCATCTATTGAAACCTCGGTTAAGTTCTTAGAGAAAGAACTTGATAACATTGATATCCCAGATGTCACTGAAATAAAAACTGATATAGCTACCATTAAAGCAGACCTCCAGAGTCTAGAAAAATCTATTGATAAACTAGAAACTGGAAATCCACTAGCGGGTTAGTTACTTTAAAACGTTTAGCTCTCTTTGAAAGAAAGCATGTAGGTCTCCCATCTTTGTCTTACCGTTACGGAGGATTGTTTTGATTAGGTCTCTCTCATCTTTGGGAAAGATTTCATCTACCATGTCCTCCGGTAGCATACTAAACTCTGTTACAATTTCATTTTTCCAAGTGAGTAGGACTTTGAAACTTACCAAGTTAGCCTCACTCTTATTAATCATTAGTCTTCTCCAAAGTTGCGAAGGTTATTTTATCTTGTCTACCACGTAGTCCTGCTTTCATATAAGAAGTAGCACGACCTTCAAAGAAGTTTTGATGTTCAACACCCATCACTTCATCTAACCACCCAAGAGGATTCTCTCTCTGGTCATAATTAGTTTTTAATCCAAGCTGTAGTAATCTTCTATCAGCTATGTATCTGTTGTAAGCATACATATCTTTCTTAGTAAGTCCTTCAAGGTCTCCCATGTCAAACACTAGGTCTAAGAACTTGTCCTCAAGGTCTACCATTTGTCTACATATCTCATAGATTTCTGCTTTGAAATCATCAGTCCATATATCTAAGTTCTCTTGGATAAATTCCCTAAACAATTTAGTCATAGCTTCAACGTGCATTGACTCATCTCTAATAGAGTAAGTAACTATCTGACCCATACCTTTCATACGTCCGAAGCGTGGAAAGTTTAACAAGATTGCAAAGCTACTAAAGAGCTGTAGTCCTTCTGTAAAGGCTGAGTAGACTGCTAAAGTTTTTGCAATGCTTTGTCTATCAGACTTAGTTGTCTTAATGTTATGTACATACTCGTGCTTGGCTGACATCTCTTCGTACTCAGCAAAGGCTTTGTACTCTATCTCCGGCATACCTACTGTATCAAGCAGTAAGCTGTAAGCATGTTGATGAATTGATTCCATGTTTGCAAAAGAACCCATCATCATCCTAGCTTCAGGCTTTCTAAAGATACGCATGTATCTATCGACATACCCTGCACCTACATCAACATCTGATTGAGTAAACAACCTAAAGATTTGTGTGAGTAAATACTTCTCTTGCTTTGATAACTCCTGCCAATCTTTGACATCGGTGTGAAGTGGTACAGACTCAGGCATCCAATGCATTTGATTCTGTAGTACATAGTAATCGAACATCCAAGGATTATCGAAAGGTTTATAATGGTCTCGTGTATCTAGTAAGCTCATGTGTTCTCCGTGTTAAATTTTCTAATTAAATATTTTAAGTTTTTGATTACATACCCTGCGTAATCATCGGTTTGTGCAAAGGGTCCTTTAGTTTCATCAATGTAGTCAACCCACATTCTACTAGTGAACCTTTTAAATTCAGGGGTAAGTATGTTATTAAATTCTTCTTGTTTCATAGTGTATCCAAGTTAGGTAAATAAACTAAGACTTCTGCGTGGCACTTAGGACAGCTTAAATTAGTTTCCATTACATACCCATCATCTTCTTCTTCGAGGTCGATGTCTCCACCCCATATTAATTGTGTGTTACAGTGCCAACAGTTCATATTATCCCTCACACGCTATGCATTCAACATCATCTAGCTTGATGCGTTGAACCTTGTTATTAACATTCTCTGCGTTACGAGCAGCATTAGTTCTAAAGTAATACAAAGACTTAAGCTTATGCATACCATACCAATGAACATCACTGACGTACTGCATGTAGTCATCGTGTACTTCCTGTGACTCGGTAGCTGTAGGAATTGTAAAGAATAAATTAACTGACTGAGCCTGACAAATAAACTCTTGACGTTTAGAAGCATGTTCTATAATCCATATCTGGTCAAGCTCATTAGCCGTTTTAAATATTTCTTTCTCATCATCTGTAAGAATAGATAGGTGCTGTACTGAACCTTCATGTCCGGCTATGTCTTTCCATACTTCTTTAAGCTCATCTTTGGTTAGCTTCTTGTCCGAGAACAAGTCTTCTAAGTATCTGTTCTTTACTTGATACGAGCCTGAAAGAGTTTTGTGTGTATAAACGTTAGCCCTGTATGGCTCAATCGAAGGAGATGTCCCACCACAAATAATACTAGAAGAGGCATTAGGAGCAACAGCGAGAAGGTGAGCATTCCTACGCCCACTGCCACTGATGTCAGGAGCTTCTCCACGTTCGTCTGCAAGTCGTTCAGATGCTTTGGAAGCTTGTCCCTTAATATGCTTGAACGCTTTGTGATTAAATCCCGTAGCGTATATACCCTCAAAAGGTAAGCTGCGTGATTGGAGATACGAATGGAATCCCATCGCACCCAAACCCAATGAACGCTCTCTGTAAGCAGAGTAGGCAGATTTAAGAAAGCCTTCTTTGCCCGGCTTAATATGTTTTTGAAACCTTTTAAAGTTTGCATTGTATTCTCCTAAGTTATCTGTGTCGACAGCGTTGTCAATGTAATGTTGTAAAACATTGTCGAGCATGGTTATTAAATCTTGTATAAACATAGGGTTCTCTGACCAATCATCAAAGTATTCTAAGTTTACACTGGACAAACAACACACGGCTGTTCGTTCTTCGTTGGTTGCCAGAGTTATTTCAGAACATAGGTTGCTCTGTTTAATCTCTAAGCCCAAAGCTTTCTGTTCTTTAGGGAGAGCTTCGTTACATGTATCAATGTTAATCATGTAAGGCTCACCTGTCTCTGCTCTAGCGTTAATGATCTGCCACCATAGGTCTCTAGCACTAACCATTTTAACAGCTTCGTTAGACTTAGGGTCAATCAATCTCCATTCATCATCAGCTTCAACAGCCTGTAAGAAGTCGTTAGTAATGTTGACACCGTTATGAAGATTAAGATTCTTACGATTAATATCTCCACCGGATTCTTTACGCATGTTAATAAACTCTTCAATCTCTGGGTGACTGATGTCCATGTATGCTGCATACGAACCTCGTCTTGTTACACCTTGATTGAAGGCTAACATTTGAGAATCAACTACATGCATGAAAGGAATAGAACCAGTAGACTTACTACCGTGAGTAGTAGATACACCGTTACTCCTAATGTCTCCCCAATATCCACCAATACCTCCACCTGAACTAGCCAACCAAATGTTCTCGTCAAAGTGATCTGATAAACCACCCCTGCTGTCAGGAACATAATTGAGGAAGCAGCTAATAGGAAGCCCACGACTTGTTCCCCCGTTACTAAGTATAGGAGTGCTAAACATGAACCAACATGAGGAGCTGTAGTGGTAAAGTCTTTGAGCCAATTCAAAATCTGTGACACCTTTGTAGGTTGCTCCAAAGACGGAGGCTCTTGCGAAGGCTTCTTGTGCATGTGTTTCATTCTCCCATAAGTATCTGTCCTTGAGCGTATCAAGGCTGAACTTATCTAAACTGTTTTCGTTACTGTAATTAATTTTTATCCCTAGGTATTCTTTGATACCTACTTTATCTTCAACCATTATGAGCTCTCTGTGTCGTGTATGTTAAGCATTATTATACCATAATGCAGTATCTTTAGCAAGTCTTTTCTGTTCTTTCCGTCCTTGTTTCCGTAGCGTTTAGCATACTTCATAATGTTTCCAAGCGTGAATCCTTCACCGTGTCCAGCATCAATGATAACATCTGTTGCTTGGTACTTATCCGAGGCGTAGTGTTCGTTGTATGTAGCATCTACATAAGCTTTAAGTTCAACTAGTAATTGATCTTCATTAAATTTATAGTTCATTGTTTCTCCATTCATTAGGTAAGGTATCTTCACTATACCATGTAAAATTATTTGTCTCTGCCCATTCAGCATGAGTTCTTTTTGTTCCGTCTTTTCTTTTAGTGGCTCCCGGCATAGGTGCAAAAGGTTTTTGAAATAAAAACACTAGCTCCATGTTGGCGGGTAATGCTTTTCTAATCCATAGGTACTTACTGTACTCAGCGTGGTCCCAGAACCTACCCTTTGCTTCTAGCAGTATGGTCTTATCGTTAATTGTTTTAGCAAAGTCTACCTCATA